TGTAACGTTGCAGTTTAAAAATATGTGGTCTGTTGTTAAATTTGTTTTTAATGCCATTTACACAGTTATTACAGGTGTTGTAAAACAAATTATTAATCAGTTTGCAGCCATGGGTGCTGTTTTTAAAGGAGCTTTTACATTAGATTTTGATGCTGTAAAAAAAGGATTAACAGATTTTAGTACGGCTACCAAAGAAAATTTAACAAATGTTATTGATGCATTTAAAGGAGATTTTAACTCACTTACAACAGATGTAGCAGGCAATCTACAAGATGCTTTAGAAAAAGTAGCCAATAGAAAATACAAAACAATTTTAGAGGTAAAGGTTACTCCTACGGGTCCTGGAGCCTCTATGATACAAGGAGGAACTGTTGGGGGTGGTGCGGCCGCAAGACCAAGAGCTACTGCATTAGATACTAGCTCTTTTGCTGCAGGCATACAGCCATTGGCAGATGGTGTTACGCAGTCTGAAGCAGATTTAGATGCTGGTTTAACCAATATCCAAGATCGATTTGTAGATTTTTCATCAGAAATATCAGGTATTTTAACAGATACTTCAGTAAATATGTTGACTGGCTTTGGTGTTATGATTGCTGGTTTAATGGATGGATCTTTAACCATGGGGGATGTTGCTGGTGGTTTACTTAAAATTATTGGAGATTTAGCGATACAATTAGGTGAAGCTGCAATTAAAATTGGTGTTGGAATGTTAGCTATAAAAGCTGCCTTTAAAGATCCGTTTGCAGCTATTGCTGCAGGTGTTGCTTTGGTTGCTATAGGAACACTAATTAGTAATGCTGCCAATATTACTTCTGGCGGTGGCAACTATGCAGGTGCCTTTGCTAATGGAGGTATGGTTGGTGGCAACTCTCCAGTAGGAGACAAATTATTTGCCAGAGTAAATTCTGGTGAAATGATTTTAAACCAAGCGCAGCAACGTAATTTAAATTCTATGATTACACCAAACGCTCAATTGCTTAATGTAGTGCTAGGTGGTGAGCTTACTGCAGATGCTGGCAAGTTAAAAGTAGTATTAGATAGGTATGATACTCGTAAAAATAGAACTAGCTAATGATTGCAGAGTATTTTAATATCAATATTATAGATACGACAGAGAACAATATGCCTCTTGTTTTAGAACGCACGCAAGTAAACGCTCCGCAGTTGTTATACAATGGTCAAGAAGATCATTTTGGTCATTTATTTACGTCAGAGCTAAGTTTTAACATCTTAGTAACTACAAACAACGATGCGCATTTTTTACATTTATTTACAGGCTCAGAAACTAAGTACAAAGTAAACTTAGAGTTGTTTGTAGATGATGTGCCTTCCATAGCTTGGGAAGGGTTTTTGTTGCCAGAACTATTTAACGAGCCTTTAAAAGACGAAGGTTATTTTGTAGAGTTTGTAGCTACAGATGGTATTGGCTTGTTAAAAGAAAAAGAATTAAGTCTTTCTTTTTATCAAGATAAAAAAAATGTTATAGATATTTTGCATAGCTGCCTATCTTTAACAGGTTTGTCTCAGCCTATTATTTATGCAGAAGCCTTGCAAAATGCTGGGTTTACTTTAGACTATCAAGATTTAGCAGTGCAAACAATTGCTTATGCAGGCGATACAAATGCTTCTGTATATGAAATCATTAATTACATTATAGAGAGTTTAGGTTGTAGGTTATTTACCTACAACCAAAACTGGTATCTTATAGGTCTTAATAGATTTGCAGAGCCAAGTATTGCTGCTACTAAATACCCTCCAAATTCAGAAGATAATATAATACAGCCAGGAGTGGCTTACACAATTACTAGAAATATTTTAGAGCATCCTTATTTTGCAACACCAACTATTACCGCTTTGCCAGTATTAAAAAAAGCCGTTGTAAATTGGTCTCACAACAATAGCAAGTATATTTTTCCAGAAGATCTAGTAACCCATTACCCAGTAAATTATGAGACAGATTCTAACGATAGAACCATACAATATTGGCAAATAGTAACTAATAGTGGTATTAGTTTAGAAGTGTGGGTAAAAAGCCTTGCCAATATTTTAAATATTAATGAAGATGAATTAACTAAAGATGCATTATACTTTGGTACTATAGCATTAAGAGATCGTTTAGAAAGGTTAAATGGTCCTTTTTTATCGTTTACAGATTCAGTAGCCAATGCTTCAACTTTGGCTACTAATTATGCAAAGCTAATAACTCCAGTATATGTAAATGGTACTACATATTTAGAAAAATATGCTTCTTTAAAAATAGAGTTTTTTGTTATAGCAGAAAGTACGGCTACCTCGGAAGAATTAGAAACTGCTTTTAACAATCAAGAATTTAATCAGCATTTTTTTAAACTTATTCGATCAGATTATAAAGAAGCAACCGTTGCAGATTCAGAAGAAGTTTTAAGTAATTTTATTGGTTTTGGTGCGCCAACTGGTGCTTTTGATTTTGAATTATCTATTGGCTCAAAAACCATTTTAGAGCAAGGAACTGTAAATGTAGTTTCTGGAAAATTAGATATTCCAAAAATATTACTTACCAAAGATGGGTATTACAATCTTATTATCTATCCAGTAGTGGCGCATAGCCTACTTACCGATGTTAAAATCTATGAGAAAGTAGAATTTACCATGTCTGAAGATGCTACGGTTACTACTATGGTAGAGCGTGGGGTAGATTTTACAACAAAACATGAAGTAGATATTTTTCACAATGGCAATGAAGCTAATAGAAGCCCACAGAGCTTTGTGTTTTCAGATGCCTTAATGGCTTCCTTAAATGCTGGTACCATTCCTTCAGTAAACGCTTTAACTACTACTCGTTTTTACAGTAAAGAGCCAGTAACTATTAATGGGGCTATTAATTATTATATTATTACCCTTGGTTTGTATGATGTAGATTATTACAATATTAAAAATGGCTATGAGGTGTATATGAAAAAACCAGATGGCACAATAACATTGGTGCCAACTTCTTTATATACTATAGAAGAAAATGCAGTAGCTGGTGGTAAAATATTAAAACAAATAGATTATGTGCCAGAGCAAACCTCAGACTACTTTCAGCCAGCAGATGAGTTGCATTTAATTTATAGATTAAATTACCCAGAGCATTGGTTAAACAAATGGCGCAGGGTTGGGGTAGATGAATCTGTTTCTTATGCTACCGCTTTGGCTAGAATGTATGTAGATATACAAAAGAACATGTCTTTTATATTTAACGGAGACTATGCTTTTTTGGTTGGGCCATTAGATATTATTCAATACAATTATACAACAGCATTGCATAAAATACCAACTAAAATTTCTATGTCTTTAAATAGCAATACAACATCAGTTACTGCTATACAGGCTAATTTAGGGGCTATAAGTTATTTAGATACAACAGATGTGCTAGAGCCAACACCTGTAGAAGCTAGTATTGTTATTAGTAGCAAAGCAATTGCTCCAGGCTTGTTTACTGCTTCTTGGGTGATAAATACAAGTTATGATATTGTTGGCTTAAATCCTGTAAATGCAACTCTTACTGCTATACAATTAGATAATAGTATAGCTAATGGAGGTTTGCCAACAGGCTTAGAAAGATCAGGTACTATTGTTTCTTCAGAAGGTTTGTTGGTTTTAAATTTTCCAACACCTATAGGTACAGATCAAGGTTGGTATAAAATAGTAGTAAACCAGGGTATTATACAAAGCAATATAGAATATGTAGAAGTGGGTACAAATGTAGCACCGCCTGCTAATGGTTATATTACTATAATTAAAGAAGATACAGAGGTTTTAACACCTACGCAAGGAGCTTATACAGCAACGTTTACCAATTTTACACCAGTAGGTACAGTACAACAAGTTGTCCAAGAAATAGACCCTATAACTTATGCAAATATTGGCTCTGCTAGTGTAACGGTGCTTACTAATTTATTAGCAGTGCAAACATTTACAGTAAGTAGTTCTGGGGCGTATAAAGTAACTGTGGTGGCAACAGGTTACAGCCCTGTTATAGAAAGTAATGAGATAGGGTGGTTTTTTTAAAATAAATAGATGAATAATACCATACATAAAATAGGTTTTAGAGTAGACGAAGCGGTGCAGGATGCCACAGTAGATCCGTCAGAAGTAGGATTTACCTTTGATTCTACAATACATTTTTTTAATGAGATTAATTGGTTTTTTAGTGATAATACATAAGCAATGGATAAAATAAATTTAGGAGATGGAACACAAGGTTCTGGAGATAGTGGTTTTGTAGGTGGTGGTAAAATAAACGCCAATTATATAGCTTTGGTAGAGGCGATATTAGGGGTTACTATTTGGTCTAGTGCAACCTCAGAAAATTTAGACCTAACAACTTTAAATACCACAGATAAATCTAGTATAAAAGCCGCTATAAATGAGCTGCTAGAGCGCACTAAACTTATAGATGATAGTTTAACAAGTTCTGTTTTTAAAACATGGAGTGTAGATAAATTAGTAGCTACGTTCACACAAGCCTCTGCGTTGGCTGACTACTTACAATTAGCCGGTGGAACATTAACAGGCACACTAAACGGAACAAGTGCAAGTTTTACAAGTAACGTTGGTATAGGTGGGAATATTTTAGCAGATAATCTTAGTGGAACAAATACTGGTGATCAAGATTTAAGTGGTTATCTTTTAAACACTACAGATAGCTTTACTGGTAACTTAAATATTTTTGGTGGTAATAATAATTCAAAAGAGTCTTTCATTAACGTTAAAAGGGGAGATGCATCAGGAGAATATTTAAAATTTCAAACAG